CCATTTGTTCGCTGGACATTTGCTCACTGCATAGACTGCCTTGTGTTCAACAGGACAGCCACATGGCTTGAATAGAATGCCATCCAATTCAACAGCTGTCTTGAATGGATTGATGGCATCAGTTGGCACTCCACAAGTTCCCCATTTCTCTGAGTAGACAGGACAGCTCTTGCATGTCTCAATCCTCTTGTTGTATTCTTCTCTTGTCATCTTGTAATTGATTTTCTAAGTATTTTCTTTGCGTTTTTTATTGTTTGATATAAGTATGGTTTTGGTATGCCTGTCTCCTTGCTTAGTTGTCCATAACTGAATCCATCGAGAGCATAGAGAAAGAGAAGCTCTCTCTCGAAAAATGGAAGTCTTGAGATATAGATATCAAGCTGCTCCTTGCCTATTCTCTGAGCTATGACTGAAGACAAGTCATCAGGTATGTCTCCATTCAGCTCAACTGCCATCCTTGAGAATTTCATAAACGAATAATTGAATGAGCTGTTCGATGAATATGCTGCGAGTCGCAGAGCACTTGTGACATATGCATGAATTTTTCCTCTTTGAATGATGTCTTCCAACTTGTCCTGATCTGCCTCTATTATTTTCATCAATGTGTCATGGAGCAAGTCATCAGCTAAATCTTTATGAGCTGGCAAGAGCTCATGGCAAAGCTTCTGCCATTCCTTGTAATGCTTTTCTATTTCAAGATTGAAGGTATTCATCAATGAGTTGTTTTGCTGAGTCAAATCCCTTGCATATCTCTGACCTATATCCCCTCGCATTAAGTTGCTCCTTCCACCACTTTTGTTCTTTGCTTGCCACTCCCTTCTCTGTCTTCATTTCAATGAATAGACCTTTGTATTCTTTGGAAGATTCGAGAATCATAAGATCAGGGAATCCCCTCACATAGCCTGTCCGCTTCATCATGATTGCTTGCTTCATTGATGTCCTCACCCCTCCGGCACTTGCACAGTGGAGAGCATTCGGATACTGATGCCTCAGATATGAGACAACAGCCTCTTGTATTTTGCTTTCCTCATGCTTCATGAATCACAACTGAATAGTCTTTTGTGAATATGCCAACTATCTGACTATTGATTTTCACCAACCACAAAGCTCCTTCATCAAAGAGTCTCTTGCCTTTCACATTGAATACCTCTGCTGTGACTGGATGAATGAATTGAAATGTTTTCATGTGGTAAAAATAGTTTATTGAATTTCAACTGCTTCAGTTTTGATAACTATCTTTTCAACAAATGAAATGAACAGCTATATTTGTCACGTCATGTTAGTTGTCAAACAACGGTTTGATTTAGATTGCAGAGAGAGTCAGCTACTACCAGCTGGCTCTTTTTGTTCGTAACAAATTTATATGTAAAAATGTTACTAGATAACTTGTCATATATGGGATAAATAGCTGCTTTTTTGTACCTCAGAAGGTACAATAATTTATGATTTCTCAGTCATTATACCCTTATGGGTAACATAGTGCATGAATTATCACACTTTTAATTACCAATAAGTGTGAAATTTTACACTTTTTAGGATTATAAATATCAAGTTTTCTGTGTCGCAAGTATAGTAGATTTTTGCGACAACTAACAAAAGACAATAAACCACTCCTACTGGCAAATGTTTGATTGTAGCTAATTGTCATCAGAATCAGGCTTATCGTTGATAATAATCCCCAACCTATAACGAATGCACTGCGTTCTTAATTGTTACAATTTGTAACCAACTTAAATGAATGCATATTTGTTGTAGTTAGGCACAAGATCAAAGTAAGCTCTCATCATTATAGCATCAGCGAAGTCAGGAGAGAGTCCTCCTGTGCGTTGTGATATTGTCTCTTTGCTTGTCACTTTCAATTTGCCATCTGCATCTGGATTGACTCTTCTAATCAGCTCAAGCTCCTTCACTATATCTTCTTGATATCTGATAGGTAAGATGATTTGATTCTTGTCTATAAGCTCTCCCAATTTGAAGTAGCAGTCTGCCTTCAGATTTTGATATTGACTGCCTCTCACAGCTTTACTTCCATTCTGGAATCCTCGGCATCGTAAAGAATCAACCAATCCTCCCCCCACCCCATCCTCATCCACAAGCACATTGGACAACTTGATGTTGTATTGACTCATCAATCTCTGCACCTCTCTCTTTGTCTCATCAATTCGCTTTTGAGACAACACAACAATATCAATGCAGTTCAATCCATTCCATACACAAAGCACTGTCCTATCTTTACCCAAGCGAGCTATGTCACCAGTCAGATACATTTCTTTTCCTTGCTCAGTTACTTCCCTGAAGCATCTCATGAGCTCTTCATATTGATACAATCTATCTGCTGAATTGTCATATTCCCAATCGCCTTCAAGCAGTCTCTTTCTGTCTACTTCAGGCAGTCTTGTCAAGCTCTGAACATAAGCAGATGGAAGATGTAAGTTGTCACCGGGAAGAGCTTGAACGAATGCTTTGTATTCAGGCAATACATTGTTCTTGTGTGGCAAATAGAATTGATTGTATATCCAGTTCTTTGCTGGATTGCATGTGATGAGTCCCTTTGGAACAAGATTGAATTCATTGAGTTTGTATCTCACCCTTGAGCTCACAATGTTAAAAGCTTTCTCACTCACCTCTGCTGCTTCATCAATCAGGAAGTCTGTGATTTCAAGACCTCCCAAGTCAGTCATGTATGGATCAGATGGATACAAGAATAAGTCAGCAAGAATAATCTCACTACCATTCATAAATTTAATGATATGTGACTGCTGATTGTATGTGAAATCTTTGCCAGCGACAAGACCAATCATATTAGCAACCTCTAAAAAAGTTGCAACAGTTGTCTTTTTTAATGTGTCAAGCTTGGCTCTGCCTATGAGTCCTCTTGTGCCGGGATATTTGAGTCTCCTCAGGATTTGCCAAGTGCATCCAAGCATTGTCTTTCCACCTCCAGCTGCTCCTCCATAGAGCACATAATTGACTGAGCTGTCATTGGATAGATATTGCAGAGCTTCTGCTTGTCTTGGAAGTGGTTTAAAGTGCCAATCTATTTGTCTCTCCATTGAACAAAATTAGGCACAACTTGCAGTGAATCAACAGGCTTTCTGATTCTGTTCAAATTAAGTTGCATCTCATAGCATCCCAATGGCTTAGGAGGTCTCATTCTCTCCACATGGAATCCCATGAATCCCTCATCATATTCTTCTTTGTAGCTTGCTGTTCTGATATGGTGAATATATTTAGTATCAATTCTGAATCCACCCTTACCACTATGAATAACACATTCAGCCATGTCAGCATGATGATAAAGTTCATGCACATGACCACTCCAGATGCAGTCAGCTCCCTCAATCATCACTTGCATTCTATTATTTTGAATCACTCCCTTAGTAACAACACCCCCACCACCTGATCCATGATAGTATTTGATTTTGAATAGTGCCACAGCTCTGCCTTTCTGCACTCTATGAATCCACCAACCACCATATCCACCAACAAGCACATTTGCTTTTGCTGCTCTATTCAAACCACTGACAAATCTCTCAATGACATCTGTCTCACAATTCTTCAGAATGGCTGTCTCATGATTGCCATATCCCACAAACACAATGAGATGAGCATAAGGAGCAAAGAATTCAATGGCTGTGTCTACAACAGCATCAAGGTAGTTTGCTTTATTGTGTTCTGGAAGAATGTCATTCTTGCTTCTTCGTGGATCATATTTGCCTTGCATCATGCAGAATGTGTCTCCATTCAATCCGATCATGATATTCTCATTCAAGCACTTGTCAAGATGATTCTTGAGAAGCTTTCTGTCGCAGTGTGGATTGTCCCAATGCAAGTCTGACATCAGAGCAAATCTCTGTCCATTCTGACTTGTTGTAACTATGGTATTTCTACCTTCTCTGTAGCTGGTCATTGATGATGATGTTGGTTTGTATCTCTTGCCAATGCTTTTTAAATTCATTGAATGGCACATCTATGATGATTGGATGTACTGATCCTTGCAAGAATAGCTGTGTCTTTTTGCCTACATGATATTTTCCATTGCTCAAGAATTCCACATCTGCCTGAATAGCAACTGCTGCTCTTCCATTGAAGCAGAATGGCACATCCGCTGCAAAGAGCTCCTCATTGTCACCTATCTCTTCATTAAAATTCCACTGCACAACAAATGTGCTGACAAGCTCAGGCTGTAATTCAGAGAGCTTTGCCATGTCTTCTTTCTTCTCTTTGTTCTTGAATGGCCACATATTTAGTAAGTGGAATTTATTTTATTTTTGGATAGCATCAAAGATAGTCAGTTGATTAGTTCTGACATCTTCCATGTGCTGAATGACCTTAAAAATCTCATAGGCTACCTGTGGAACGATAGCATTGCCATAGCCTTTTATGGATTCTGCTCTCCATTTAGAAAAGGTAATTCCGTCCAGTTTGGCGGGAAGCCCATCATCTCCGCCACAAATCGCGGATTGAGTTGGGAATCTTTCGAATGATAGTTCTTCTCTCCATCTTCCATTTGACAATAAATTGATTTCATTGCTACTCTTCTCGTTGGAAAGTTGTCCAATGAGTTCGGTGGATACGCTCCCCTTGAATCGCTCACTGTTGGAGTTGAAAGAAGTCCCATACTCAACATTCTTGGTAATGTCATTGAGTGCATTGATCCCTCCTTCACTTGTGAACTCTTCATTGTTGCACTCGCATTCGTGCTGTCGAATACTGTTGGAGTTGGAAGCATTGTATGCGACAAACCATATTCTATCTCTTCTATGTGGAGCACCGACGGCACAAGCTGGCAATAGTATCGGTTGTACTTCGTACCCTTGAGCTTCCAAGTCAGTGCACACTTCTTCGAAGACCACTCCCCCATTCCAATTAGTAAGTCCACGAACATTTTCGCCCACAACGTAGGTTGGCTTAATCTCTGAAATTGCTCGGAGCATATGCGGCCAGAGGTGTCGCTCGTCCTCTTTCCCAAGTCGCTTCCCAGCTGATGAGTATGGTTGGCAGGGGAATCCACCTGTGAGGATGTCAATTGATCCTCGGTGAATAGTGAAATCTGTTTTTGTAATGTCTTCATAAGTTTTTGCATTAGGCCAATAATAGTTTAAAATTTGTCTTGGGAATGGCATCCATTCGCAGTGAAATACATTCTCCCATCCCATCCATTCAGCGGCTAAGTCAAAGCCACCAATACCTGAAAAAAGTGATCCATGTCTCATGCCATTAACTTTTTGAGATAGATACAAAGGTCTAAAGCTTCTTCATAGGCATGTTGTAGCCATTGCTCTTTTGTTAAGTTAGCCTGGTCTACTGTGCCTCCATAGGTTTGAATACCTTTCTCTTCTCTTGCTTTAAGGTCAGATATGACTGCTTCTAATGTTTTACTCATCTCCATTCTAATTCATTAAAGTCATCACCAAAAGTTTCATTGAAATAATTCTCATTTTTAACAGAGTCTTTATATCCTTGTTCATATGCTTTTTTTATTTCCTCTTCGAACATTTCAGCAACTTGTTTTCTAACAATCTTCCACTTAGAAGTGCTTCTCTCACCAATCACCCACAACTGATTGAATGCCCAGTCTAAACTATAGACTTTGTTTTTTACATCCTTTGAATCTACAATAAAAGCTCTGTATTCACCTTTATGGTCTACATAAATTCTTGTGTCTATTTCATTTTTTATTGTTGACTTATCCAAGTAATAGTATACAACTTGATTTGTCTCAAATTTTGATGTGTCAACAGACTTGTCTACAAATGAAAATCTCCTACCATCAGACGTGAATACCGCCCAATCATTATCATATTCGCAAAGAATACCAATAGAATAATCTAATTCTCTTTTTTTCTTTGGCTCTTCTTTTTCTGATTTGTAAATTGTTACAATTTCACCAAGTTTATTTTCCATAATTTTTAGTTTTGATTTTGATGTTATTTCTAAAGTGACAGTTTCGAATCTAAGATTGATTTATACACATAGTCACCTACCTTTTGATTGACAGCAAATGTGAATCCCTCCTCATCAAATTGCCTTCTCTTCCTGTTCTCTCGCCACTCGTATTGAGTAACCTTTTCAGCCTTCTCTCGCCATTGCTTCCACTGCTCATCTGACCACATATCTTTTGTATAATAGCCTTTCTTGAATAGCTCTCGTGCATTGATAGCTCCAGTGATTTCAATGACTGTCCATTGCTTCTTTCGTGCTAATTCAACATGAGCTTCAAGAATTTTCAGTGGATCATATTCACTTTGTGCTGGAGGAAGAGCTTCATACCTGATTGCTGAATTGATATTCTTCCAATGCTTCTGCTTGTACTCACGATAAGCGAGCAAGACATCACTCATATACTGGATAGAGAATGAATTGAAGTGCTCCTTCCTTTCCCACTCTTTGCCAATAGCATTCCATTTGAATGCTGTGAGCCATGCTTTGCTACCCACCTCTCTGAATTCATCAGTGACTACATCAAAAAGAAGATTGACTTCCAAGTCAGAAGGTAAGTCTTTGAGTCCATTCAAGATGCAAGCTTGCACTATAAGCTTTCTGAAATCTCCATCAGGCATCTCATGAATTCTCTCCTCATGCAGACAGTCTACAAAGTGCTGCTCAATGTCTGTCAATGAACGACTGAATGTCATTCTGTGAGATACGGCCAATTCTTTGCTCATGTGATTTGTCTTGTTTAGTGTTGTTAATCCATCTTCGTGCTGTTGCTTTCCAGTTCTTCATCTTGACTTTACCCACCATCCATCCATTGCCCTCATAGTAGTCAAGGAAGTTGCGAGCAAGCATAGCATTGTTCATGTATTCAGATAGTTCAGAGAGAGATGGAGGAGAGAATCTCTCCCCTTGTCTCTTCTTCTGCAGTTCAGCCACTTGCAATTCAAGCAGCTCAATTCGTTTAATTAGATCAGTCATGTTCATTTTGAAAAGATTTGTTTCAAATATAGAAAGAATCTTTTGAATGCTGATGGCTGAGGAGGAAGAGCTGTCATTTTTAAAGGAATTGATCTTGACTTATAGTACTCATTGACAGCTATTTTCATTTCTTGATATCTGTCTTCATGCACTCTTTTCAGAGCTGTCCACTTGCCATTCTTTTGCTTTCTGACAATGCCAGCATCTCGCATGAACCGACCATATTGAGCCCCCATGCCAAGAGCTTTCAATGCCTCACTCATGCTCATGCCTTCATTAATTAAATGACAGCAGTGCCTGACTCTTTCAATTGTGACTCTTGCTCTTTTGTTCTTTTTAAGTGGTAGTGATAGTTGCTTCTTCATTGATTAGATTGTAAAATTGGTTTGATAAATGTTGATTTTCTATTGAGTCCACAATTGACTTCACTGAGTCTTTATAAATTCGGTCGGTCAATACGAGATTCTCAAAATTCTTAATGCCATGCAAGACTGTTGCATGATCTCTTCCAAAGATTCCACCTATTGCACCCAGTGATAGCTTCGTTGTGCTCCTGATAGACCAAAAAGTGAATTGTCTCATGTCGCTGACTTCTCTTCTGCGAGTCTTAGATAGCAAATCTACTGCATCAATTCCACTCTTTGTTGTGATTTCTTGGATGAGCATGTTGGCAAATTTCTGCTCTTTTGTTCTGGAATGCTCATCATATGTGTGAGGAGCTTTGAGGAGCTTCATCAGATAGACTCTTGCTCTGTCTCTTTTTTTAGACTCAATGAGATTCATCAAGTCTCTCATATTCTGGTCAAATGTTGTCATAAATGTGATTGATTAGTTCTGATTTGTCCACCTTCGCCACCTTCGCCAATACCTGAATATGTCGCAATGTGAGAAGAGATGGATCATTGATGTACTTTGTTGCTGTTGGCTTGGATATCCCAAGCACTTCAGAGAAGTGGGCAATAGTTCTGAAGTGACCTACTACCCACCCTCTGAACAGATTAGAATGGAGTCTCTTGCTCATCTTCAATTCCTCCTCCTTGCACTGCATTCGTTTGCACTGCTCCTTCTAACCATTTCAAAAACACATCAGCAGTCACAAGCACATCTTGAGCTTTTGCACCTTTCTGCTCTTTCACAAATTGCACTGCATTGTTGAGAGCAACTGATTTGCGAATCTCTTGCTGATTGCCAGGATTGGTATATCCTCCTCCTCCTTTCGAGAAGCTCGCTGGAGCTGGAGCAGTGAGCTTGATGTTGTAGGTCTTCCTTCCATTGAATTCCTTCTCTTCAATGTTGTAGGTCACAGTCTCTCCAACTGCAATCTTTGCACTGTTCTTTTCTTTTGTTCCTACCGATCCTGAATCACCATTGTCAAGTGTGATGTCATGATAGTAGATTGTTCCTGTTGCACCTGTCCACTCCCGAACAAATGTGCATGCTGTTATTTTAGCTGTTTTCATATTCTGTTTTTGAATGTGTTGATGAGCTGCTTGCATCTTGTCAGCAAGTCTTGCTTCTGCTCTGTCCCAATCAAATTCGGGTTTGAGCTTTGTCCAGTTGATATCTGCCATAGTTCTTGTGGATTGTTGGCAAAGTGAGCTCTCCAGAATTCATATGGAGTAGTCTCATTCTGCTTTTGGTGATAAGAGATGATTTCATTGTAGCTCAGTGTCTGCTGACCACATGAGCTCTGCACGCAAATGAATTTGCTTTGTGCTCTTTGCTTGAGATTAGATGCAGTAGTCATAGCTCCCGAAATAAGTTTGAATGTTATCTGCATCATCTGAAGTGAATTGATACAAGTAGTTTGCATCTTCCACCGGGCACTCAAATTCCTCAAGAGTCTGAGTAAATGCATTCAATGAATAGCTGTGAGCTGTTGAGTAGAGCTTCCATGCTTGGAGCTCCTTGCTCCATTTGGAGACAGTGACTGTCCCAATTGTTTCCTTTGTCATGTTATTAAGATTTAAATTGTTTACAAATATATCAAAACATCCTTAAAGTCTTCAGGGTTAAAATTAGGTACGGGATTGTAATAATCATCGAAGTCCCATCCTTCTTGCATCCTTTGATTTGTCCACTTGCTGACCTCTTCTTCAGTTCCATGGCATAGATAGAAGTCAGTTGTTCTTTTTGAATGGAGGATGACATTCTCACCACTGTTGCCAGTGCCAGCTTCTGATGTGCTGAGTATTAATCTTCTTGGTGACTTGAAGACTACGAATGTGAATTTCTTATTGTCCATCTTGCACCTCCACTATTTTAAGAATCAAGTCTTCAGTTTCAATTGATAACTCTGTTGGTACATCTGACCATTCGAGCTGTGGCACTTGATAGATGTCTGCAATTATTGCAAGCATCTGTTGAGCTACAGCAAAGCTGTCTGTCTCAAATTCAGTGCTCACATTGAGCTTGTTCCAAAGACTTACTTTGACTTCATCCTTTGGTATGGTTACAACTTTGTACCTCATAATGTAATCTCCTTTAATACTACATCCTTCTCAACGAATGAGATGGCTTTGTTGAATTCTTCTTCCGCTGCTTCATAGTTCATGAATGTCTTCATGGGAAATCCATCCTTGCAAAGATTGTAGTGGATTCCATCATACCTGTTGCACTCAACAAGTGTCCACTTGATAGGTTTTTGTGTCATTTTATTTTGAGTTATTAATTTTTGTTTTGTAATACTCTTCTGCATCAATAATGGCATCTTTTACATCTCGCCAATCATAGTCTTCAAAATGTTGTTTGTCAAATATGCTATGAAGTAATGCATTTACAATCTCATCTTTATGTTTATCTCTTGCCGCTATAACTTGATGATTCAATTGACTGATGATGTATTGAGCATCTAATTGTATTTTGTGCTTTTCAAGTGATTCCTTAAAAGCATCTATGAGCATATCAATTGAATTCATGTTATTTAGTATTAATTGTTACTGATTCCTGTCTCTTCTGAAATTCATATTCATCTGTGCCAATGAGACCAATGATGATGAAGAGGATGATTGCACCGATAATGTACTTGAGTTCCTTTGTCATTTTGTTTTTGTTTGATTATTATGAGCACAAATATACAGCTCTTTTTGTAATAAACAAAAAAAACTTTGTTTGTTATTAACAAAATTATGTGAATATCTGAATAATCAGATGAAGATGGACATGATTAGTCCTCCTATGATTGAGACTGGAATGCCTATGAGAGTAGCATCTCGCCACATCTCCTTCTTGTGAATCTGCTCATTAAGATTCTCTTGTGATTTGCTCAGTTCAGTCTGTAGAGCTTTGATGCTTTTGTCATTGTCAAGGATGACTTTTGACTTGAGAGAGTCAGCCTTCAGTATGACAACAACTTGATTCTTCAGATAGTCTCTCTCTGCTTTAAGCTTCAATAAAGCTCTCATCTCAGCAGTAGTTAGGCAGATTGTTGTATCATTCTTCAGTGAGCTCTGTGAGTAGCTTTCGCATTTGCTTCCGCAAACCAAGATCATCAAGAGAGTCAATCTGATTAAGTGTCTTTTGATATTCATTCTCTGCTGTTTTAAGTTGTCCTTTCAATTTCTCAATTTGATTCTGCCTCTCCGCATTCACTCCACTCAAAGAGTCAATCATGTGGATGTGTCTCACTGATCTGTCATTGAGCTGTTGCTTCACATTTGTCCATTTGTATGTCACCACAATTGAATAGATGGCAAGCAGTGCAATGAATATGATTTCAGCCTTCCTTATCATCTTGCTTTTTGTATCTGGTGAATATGCTTTCAATTACGGTCAATCCGAATCCACCTCCAGCTACAACCAACAATCCCTCGAACATATATTCAGGACATTGGTAACTTGTAAATGTGGCTATCCAAGCAAATGCAATGCAACAAAACAAGCACATGATGGCAGCCAATCTCTTGGAGCTTTGATTTCCATCAACAGCAAGAATGCTCTTCCACCATTTAATCATGAGATAATCTTCAAGATAAGTTGCACGATAAGACCACCAATCACTCCCATAGCTGTGGCCATGCCTCCCATCTTTGCCATGAATAGCTTCTGCTTCTGGATGTATTTATCATGGCTTGCAACCTTTGCCACAAGTCCATCTATATTCATGTCCTCATCTCCAAGCAAAGTCAGAAGCACTCTGTCAAGCTTCTTGTTTATTTGCTGAATCTCCTTGTGTATCATCTCAACTTCATTCTCTTCTTTCATAGCTCTTGAATCAAAGTATAGGTGAAGTATTTCTTGCCTGATGCAATGCACGCCTGAATCAGTTCTTTGAATTGCTTGCTGTTGTTAAGCACTTGACAGCCAGCTGACCACTTGTCAATCAGTGTAGATGTAGCTGATGGATTGGCTCTGTGTATGTTTATGCCAAAGATTCCAGTATCTTCCTTCCCTTGCTCTTCAGCAATGGCATCCTTGTCATCATCTCTGAAGACAGTGACCTTCTTTGCTTGAGTTAATGCTGTGTATTGACCTTTGTGCAGACCTATCTGCCAAGTGTCTATATATTGTCCTTGCTTCAACACAGCACAACCATTCACATTCATTGGATTCTTCAGCCAATATGTGCCGGGATTTGTTGTACCTGTGAAGACTTTCAATTCATCTCCATTCACAAGACAAATCAGATCATCAAATTTGTTTGGCTCATTGGCTTTGCTTCTGATGCCTATGATGTGGAATGGCATCCACTGATATCCAAGCTCTGTGAATTTAGCTTTTAGCTCCTCTATTGTTGGTGTTTTCATTTGACCTCTTTATTTGCTTATCCAATTTTGTGAGATAGATTTTGAGCTTTTGCTCATAGTTCCTCCTGATCTGTTGCTCCTTGTTCATGTATTGCTTATCCATTATAAAAATCTCGAATGCTCCACTTGATGCGAGTATCATATCTTTCTTTATATCCATCACTGAACATCACTGAGCTCTGTCTATTCACTTTCTTCAATGGTGAGATGTCAGGGAATGTGTTGCTTGTATATTCAGGGAATGAGCTGTTGTTGTCGCATAAGTAGTCCACAAGTCTCTGAGTATAGAATGTCGCATTGTCTCTTGCTTTATCAACAAGAGAATCAAGTTCTCCTTTAGTCACTGGAGTTGTGTCTTCTGACTGTCTGCTCACAACATTACCATTGTCCAACTTATAGACAAGAGATGGATATAATTCCACCATTGTCCACCAAGCTGTAGGTTTGACAATATAATTGTTCAGCAGTGTCTCATAGACTCCTGACAAAGTATTGTTCTGAATGTCTGACTTAATCTTGTTCATCAAGTCAGTACCAAGCCACAATTGAATGTACTTGTCTTGTGCTAAGTATACAGCTGGTCTGATTAAGTTGGTATCAACAGCTTCATTGAGCTGAGTATACTTAGTCAAGTATTCTTTGTTGATGAATAGAATTTCTGATGGTATCGGCATTGTGTTAATTTTTAAGATGGATATCTTCCATGATTTGGCAAGTCATATGTTGCAGTATTTGCTGTTGCAAAGTCTTTTGCAATATCTTTCAATGGCATTCCAGCTCTGATTGCTTTTGCCACTGATATTGGATCAGAGTTCTTCAGACCTTTGTCAGCCAAGAATCTTCCCTTCTCTCTCTTTCTGAAATAGACTCTTCTCTCCCAATGATGTTTGCAATTGACCGAGCCTTTATACAACCAGATGCTATAAGTAGATCCATTGTGTCCCATATTTGCATTGACTGAATTGCTGTCATCACTCATAGCATTTAAGTCCTCATATCTGTAAACAATACCAGCCTTTGCAGCTGCTACCATTTGTCTGCAAAATTTGCGACTATTAGCACTTAGATTCTTTGAATAGCTGTATCTGATTTTGTAGAGTCCTGAGTCCATTTCGCTTGGCTCATTTGGATCAGCATAGCTTCTCACAGATGCCATGTCAACTGGCTCAGCTTCGATAAGCTCCCACTCTTCCTCATCAACTATCTCGCCTTTGTCTTCCAAGTATGAGCACCACCAATTCTCATCCTCTTCTGAGAAGTGAGGAATCTCACAAGCACTCTGTTCTGTTTTGTATCTTTCAATGATGGCTGCTGCCCAATCTCTTCCACCATCTCCACCCCACAACTGCCAAGCTATTCTTCCAGCACTGGCAAAGCCTTCTTCTCCCTGATTCCATCCTTCTGCTTGCTTGTCTACTTCATGCCTTGCAAAGTAGCTGTTCATTCTTTGCACTGTATCAAATGAGAGATTTCTTCTGTTGCTGATGTCTCTTGCTCTCGCCACCCCTACCTCAGTTCCTCCTCTTCCATATTCCTCTCTCCACTTCAATCCAAGCTCAGCCTCATCAGCCATCTCTTGTGTTGGCTCAAATGAATCAGGAATTGCTAACTTAACTTTTTTTTTTAATTGCACTGGACCTTCGCCAAGCAAAGCTCTCACTTGTTCATGAGTCAATGCTGGGAATGTGATGTGAATGAGCTGATGTGCTTGATCACTTGTGATTGCTCCTGATTTAACTTGTCCAGCAATGGCAATAATTGCAGCCATATCTGATGAAGCAATGACTCCTTTTGGAGCTTCTTCAATCTGTGCTGTCATGTTGTCTCCAAAGACATCATTGGGAACAATTGTAAATTCTGCAACAATTCCAATGCTCTTCATCAAGATTTCAACAGCATCACAAATCAATCTTTGATAAGGCTCAATCACTTGCTGCTTGAATATCTTGAATGCTTGCTTGAGTTCATCTGAATTGCTTCCCAATCCACCACTCTCTCTGATTCCAAAAAGAAGAGGAGAAGTGACTCTGTGAGATATCATGATGTTGTTTCTTGACTCTTCAGAAAGCACTGTCCACTTTTTATCTGCATCATCAAGAGGAATTAAGTCAACCTTTGGAGCTCTATCTTGTGACTCGTTGAATGTGAAGATTCTCTTGCCAGCCATCTGAGTTCCACTCATCTTCTCCCACTGATTCTTGATCATTATTTGCTCTTCTGGATCAGGCACTCCATTGTTGAAGTGAATCATGTATCCAGGGAACATTCCATTCTGAAGAAAAGCATTGTAGAAATGACTGATCTGTCTTGTGCACTCGATATATTCAAGAGCTGAGTAGTAGTCAGGCTTTGGATAGTATGCACTGCCTGGAGTCATCACTGACATGAATAGCACTTGACATGGCTCTTCCTCATTTGTGCTTTTGTTGAACATGGGAATGTAGACAGGAGCATTCTTCTTCTTTCTGATATCACTCCAGTCTTTTGAGTAGTAGATACCTGGTATCACATCTTCCTCATTCACTACTGCAAGTCTGCAATTCTCGAATGGTAAGTGATTGATGCGAGCAATTGTAGTTCTGTCTACTGACCATACAACCTCCCAAAAGAATCCACCATGCAACTTCAAATCAAGTGAAGTGCTGTGTCTTAATGAATCAATCTTGAGTCTGTCTGCCTCTCTCTTTGCTATTGGAAGAGCTGTGCTGAATTCCTTTCCAGCTATTGTGAAAGCTATTGACATGGTAAGTGAACCATGTACAGAGCTTGTGTTGTACAAATCTATAAGGTATTGGCTAAAGAGATTGTTCTCTCCATGATTTACCCATCCTTTTGGTGTCTCCTTTTCAACTGCTTCTTGAACATAGTCCTTTGCCATGTTCACAATTAGTGGAGCTGTGTGTTGTATCTTATCCATTGTATGTGATGTCCGAATTTACGGATAGATTTGGATCAGTGAAATATGGTGTTGAAAAGTCTTGAAGCATCAAATATCCCTTCTCAATTAGGCCTACTACAGCTGCATTTGATGGATCAAGATTCGTGCTTGAATTCTGGCCATAGACCTTGAATGAATATCGTGCTGGATATTCAATAAGCAATGATGAATTCAATGGATCATTTGCATCTGTGCTGATGACAATTGATGTGTATCTGTCATTCGTCACAGCTATTTGTGGAATGCAATACAGCTTCTCAAGTGTCTGCTCATTGGTGAGCTCAAGCAAGTAATCTGTATAAAAATTAGACAGTAAAAGCTCCCCTTCTTGAATCTGCAAAAAGAGGAGCTGTGCTGAAGTATTTGTCAGTAAGTACAGCATGTACTTATGACATTAAATGTTTGAAGTCGAAACTGTGATAGTTGCGAAGTTGTCGAATGGAGATTCAGTTGCTGGATCAAAAGCATCAAGCATGTAAGCTTTGTTCTTCTCTTCAGCAGTAAATGTGATATTGTATCCATTCATGTCTCCTTTGTTTACTCCAGTCTGAGTAGTGAATGCAGTCACTTCAGCAGAAGTGTGGTATCCCACCATCCAGATGTTGTCATTGCTGTCTTGCACGAATACAACAAGTCTTCCTTTCGCCATATTCTGAAGCTCTAAAGATCGAGCAGAAGATAGGCCATGAAGAGCAGCTACAACCGTTTGAGTATAGAAAATTGTTCCATTCTCAATTGAGATAGCAGCTTCTTCAGTGAAGCTTCCTGTGTTCTTTGGACAATCATATTTGTAGATTGTGCCTGTTGCAAGAGCAGTAACTATGTTGGTAGTTCCGTTGATAGTCGCAGTATTCTCACCGAATGTTGCGAATGTACCAAGATAAACAGCTTTGATGCCACCAATGCCTTCTTTGCAGTTGATGCTCATCCCATGTGTAAGGCTACAGCTCATTGTTGTGTCTTAATTTTTTATTATGTATGAAAATGAATCTGTTCAGTAAGCAAGAGCACAAGTCTCTCACCTACTGAACAAAGGATTCTTCTTAGTATGCTAAAATTGCTTCAGTTGGGAAAGCAACTTGAGTTCCAGCTCTGAATTTCATCACAACTCGAACATTGTCTGAACCATCAGTTTCTGACATATCAACAACTTTCGCTTCATTGAAATCTGAATTCAAATCAGTTCCAAAGTGCAAGTTGTCCTTCTTGGCGAATACAACAGTGTTGTCAGGAATTCCTGGACATACATACATCTCGTATCCATCAATGGTCATAGGCACAGCAACAGCAGCATTGAATTGCTGTAAGTAGCCCAATGCGCCAAGAGCTTGACGGTAGAATTGTGCAGTCTTCTTGTTCACATAGCACTTCACAGCTGGATCACCAACTAATGTAGCTGGCAATGCAGCCTCTACAGATTGGATATCTGCAACAACAGTTGAAGCTGAGATTGTTCCGATGTTCACATCAGGTGTACCTGATTTAGCAACATCTAAAACTTCCAAGATTCCAGTGAATGCAGTGTAAGTAGCTGCAGCTCCACCTGGTGTGAAGTTACCTTGCCAGATGTTATATTCAATTGACTCAGCAACTTTTGCAGAAACGTGAGCAAGCATGAAGTCAGCAAATGTAGCTGGGATTTGATCATTGATGAAACCTCTTCCTGTTTGAGCAGCTTCCCAATCTTTTGCAAATTGATCCTTGCAAACTTCGATATTTACTTTCAAGTCAGTCACTTGAAGCACTCTTTCAGCAAGAGTCATAGTAGTTCCTGAATTGTCGAAGTCACAACCCCAAGCTTTAACGATGCCTGTAGTTGATAAAGTCTTAAGCACAGCTTTGTACTTTACGTTTTCGTGAATTGTCACGTACTCATTTGAAAGAGTATCTCCGGACAATACAGCAGCAGCTATGTATGGTAAAGCTAATTCACCAGCGTAGCTTGAAGATGAGATGGTTAATGATGTTGCCATTTCTTTTTCTTTTTTTTATTTGTTATTTGTGTATTTGGCCACAATAGCATTTGCTCTGTGGTGAATTGATTTCATTTCTTTCAAGTTGATTGGAGCAGCAGCTTCACTCTGTGCAGCTCTTTGCTTCACTGAATTGATAGCTGGAGCTTTTGACAATTCAACAATCTTTGAATTTGCCTCACTTAATTGAGCTTCAACAGCTGACAACTTAGTGGTGAATTCATTGATAATGTTATTAAGCATTGCTTCAACTTGGTCTTTTGAGTAGCTCTCTTCAGCAGCTTGCTCTTCTTCAACAGGAGTCTCTTCCTCGTTTACTGGAGCTTCAGCAATTGAAGCAACTTTGCCCTCAGATACAACTATGATCTTGCCATTGTCAAGTGAGTATTCACCATCAGCCAATGGTATTGGATTGCCTTCAGCATCCATCACATAGATTTCTACTCCTTCCACCCATTCAGATGATGGAGAGAAGATTGCAGTGCCATCAGCAAGAGCACCTTCAACAGCCATCTCAATAGTGACTGTCTCTTCTGCTGCTGATAATTTCACCCCATGCTTCTCAAGCATTGGAGCAAATTTGTTAATGAGTTCTTGAATCATTTTTTTTGTGTTATTAGTAAGTGGAAAATTTTTCTATTTCGTTTCTAATGACTGCACAATTTGTGTCAGCATTCTCTCAAGTTCTTCTTCATCTGTGAGCTCTTCTTTCTCAGCCACAAAGAATCCTTCTATTGAGAATCCCTTCACTGCACCTTGCTTCACTGCTTCCCAAGTAGAATCATCATCTACCTTCACGCCAATCATCCAAGTGCCATCTGGTAAGTCAAAGCCAAAGTTCATTCCTTTGTCCTCTCCCATTTTTATCCATGACTCCACAACAGTGAGATTGGCCACAGGCATCTCATGCTGAATGGTGTGATTGTGATGGAGATTCCTCTTCAAGAATTCTTGAGCTGTCTTCTCAATTGTTTCTTTGCTGTACTTGATAAAGTACTTCTCTCCATTCTTATCATATCTCAAGATTGGCTGATCAGGGATGAGAGCTGGTCCATATAGCATTCTCTTCTCTCCATCTTCCACTCTTGCAAGTAGTATGTTGTCTTTTTTCAAAGCAACAAAGTCTACTTCAATAGCTGGCTGATCTACTAAAGAGATGGCATAGACTCCGAATTCATCATTGTCTCCAAGACCGTATTCAATTACTTTGACTTCACTCATGTTCAAAATTGTATTGTTCTTCTATCTGTTCAATTATGGCCTCAACTATTTCGATGATGATGGCATCTTCATTAGTGATATCCAAATCATCTATTCTACTCAGTCCCTCATGCACTCCCTTCTTGATGGCTTTTCTTAATAGTGGAAAAGATTGCTTTTTCATTTTTTATAGATGTGATTGGTCAATGATTTTTTGTCTTGCTTCCAGTGCATTGGCTACATTTCCAGCGAGCACATAAGTCTCTACTGTATTGGGCTGTCCTGTCTGCTGCATGAATGAGAAGTCAATTGGAGGAGCTTGCATTCCACCACCTCCACCATCTGTGCCACCATTCAATCCACCACCTCCATCTGTGACAGGTGAATTGAATTGTGTCTGTGCAATCTTGGCAACTTGTGCAAATCCTGTTGCTCCAGCTATGGCTGCGTTGGCTACCTTCATGTAGTATGGGATTGGAGATGTATCTGCAAGAGCTCCGGTGATTGCTTTGTATGTGTCAATCAAAGCAGATGCCATCTGAATGCTCTTCATTATTTGGAATTGCTTCTTTGCTCTCTTTTCGTCTTTGATATTGAATGCACTAACTAAGTCACCAAGAGCTTGCAATCCATTGCCTGTGATGGTGATATAGTTCTCCAGATGCTGTCTCTTTATAGCTTCTAATTTCTTTGCATTCTCCTCCTCAAGATATTGCTCATAG